CTCCTTTGCGGTCAAAGGTATGTATGCTCGATACAAAGCCTCTTCTGGTAACAAGCCTAAGCTGGTTAGCGGAAGCCAAACTAGGGGTTCAACTCAGACGTTCCGTAGCATTGCTGAAATGACTAGGGCTATGTCTGATCCTCGGTATAAATCTGACCCAGCCTTCAGAAAAGATGTTGAACGTAGGCTAGAAAATAGTAAGATTCTCTAAAAGAAAGGTATACTAAAAATGACTAAAGATGTAATTCAATCGTTGGCTCGGCATATTCTAACTGCCCTTGGTGCTATTGTGGTATCTAGGGGTTTTGTGGTTCATTCTGACGTAGAGGCTATTGTAGGTGGAGTTGTTGCCTCTATTGGTTTGGGATGGTCTGTTTGGGATAAGTTCAAGAATAGGAACTAAACCAATGCTAGGGGCTATTTTAGAAGCCCTGGTAATGGTTATATACCGCATTATTAAGGGGGAGGCTCAAGATGCTTCAAAACCACCTAAAGCTGAAGAACTTGGGCCTCCTCCTCTTTTTGTTAGGGATAGGTGGAATTCAAGGGTGTGCGAGTTTATCAGAGGCAAAGAAGGTAGTAATAGTTCAGGAAAGTGACGCTTTGTTTAAAATTGGACCTGACGTAAAGGGAAGGCTTTACTTTTGGAATGGTAAAGAATGGGAGCTATCTCAGAACGAAATAAAATTACCAGAAGGATGGTTGACAGGTCCGTTAAATTCCACTAATAAGCCAAGATAAGTTTTTGAAAGTAGGATCAGTCAAGTAAGCTCCAGCCCCTCTACGGAGGGACAACTGAGAAGAAGAAAGCGGGTATCCGAATCAAAAATGAGTTAAGGCCGATAGGCTTTGACACGTTTGATTAAAACAACCCGAAAGGAATAAAGAAAATGGCGTTTACTACTGCTAACTCACGTTCTGGTCTAGTGAATAACACTGGAACGGACGTAACAAATTTGTTCCTCAAGAAGTTTGCTGGCGAAGTGCTGACTACCTTTGAAACCGAAGCGGTTTTCAAGCCTCTGCACGTTGTCCGAACCATTGAGAGTGGCAAATCTGCTCAGTTCCCTATTACTGGAACTGCTAACACTGCATATCATACCCCTGGCGAAAACATCCTGTCTGAAGGATCGTATTTGTCGGCAATTGGTCATAACGAGCGTACAATCAACATCGATAACTTGCTCCTGTCGAGCACGTTCATCCCTAAGATTGACGAAGCTATGAACCATTATGATGTTCGCTCCATCTACACGGAAGAGATTGGTCGTGCTCTGGCGAAGAAATTCGATCAGAACTTGGCCCAACTAACTATTCTTGCATCCAATGCGTCTGCTACTGCCCCTGGCAAAGCTGGTGCAGGTGCTGTCCAAGTAACTGGTTCTTCTGGTGGAGTCCTGAGTGATGGTGCTAACCTTGCAAAAGCTATCTATGATGCCGTTGTTGTTCTCGATAAGAACGATGTTCCAGATGACGGACAGCGTTTCTGCGTCTTGACTCCAGCAAATTATGCAAAGCTTGTGCAATACGTTGGTAGCCCAGACAAGCCGACTACTTATGGTAATTATACCAAAAACTCGGTTATGGACATCGCTGGAGTTAAAATCTACAAGAGTAATAATCTTCCGAAAGGAACGATTGCTACTACTCTCGGTACTGGTGGAAATGGTGCTCGCAATGAATATGGTAACTTTGCGTTCACTGCCTCTGGCAATGCTGAGAATCTTGGCGTTGTGTTCCACAAGAACGCAATCGGCACTTTGAAACTCCTCGACCTTGCTGTTGAGTCCGAATATCGGATTGACTTGCAGGGAACGTTGATCGTTTCCAAGTATGCTATGGGTCACGGAATCCTTCGCCCCGAATGTGCGGTGCGTTTGACTCCTTCCAGCTAATAGTATCTTATAGAAAGCCTCTGCAAGCCCTCTGTTTTAGCTTCTGGATAAAATATTAATTGTTGGGCTAGTCCCACTACTTACTTATTCCAGTTCAAGTTAAAACAAGGCTTGCAGAGGTTTTTCTTTTTTGCTAGAACACTTATATGGCTTCTGCTCCAACTACAAAATTACAAGCCATCAATTCAATTCTCTCTTCAGTGGGAGAATCTCCAATTACTTCTCTTGAATTCGTTTCTGATTCAGCTAGTGCAACGATTGCTTCTAATATCCTAGATGAAGTAGATCGTAGTCTTCAAAGCCGTGGATGGAGTTTTAATACAGATATTGGCAGAACTCTTACAAGAGGAGTAGGCAACGATATTTCAGTGACTTCAGATACGATAAGAGTAAATATCTCTGAAACTACATATCCCACTATAAAGCTAGTTCTTAGGGGAACTAAGCTATATAACGCAAAAGCATCTTCCTATTTATTTTCTCAAAACCTAGTAGCTGACGTAGTAACTTTTCTTGATTTTGATCTTCTTCCTGAACCAGCTAGAAACTACATTGTAGTAAGATCTTCTAGGCTTTTTCTAGTAAGAACCCGCCCAGAGGAAGCCCAGGCAAAGTTAGTTGAAGTAGATGAGCAACTTGCCTTCGCCAATCTCCTAGAATACGAAGTACGAACTGGAGAAGACGCTAATTTCTCTAACTATTCCACTGAGCTAGATGCTCTTGGTATTAATCAGTCTGTATTCCTTGCTTCTCCTGTAGATGACAAATTAAAGCTAATCCAGGCTTCTGCTACTAACCTTACCGAACGTCAAGGAAGGCTTTACTACCAGAATAGGATTCAGAATAAAACAACTGCAGTAACCGACACTTTTGATACTTATCGGACGCAGTTCAATCGTCTAGGTCTTACTGAAAAAGAATTCCTTGCATTAGACCCACTTCAAAAAGAGGAAGCCCTGGTCATTGCAAAGGGAACTACAACTACTAACGATTCAAGAGCTACTCAATTTAATACTGCCAACATCCAGACAAACCTACGTAAGCTTGGCGTAACCTTTGTAGATTTCCTTAAGCTTCCTAGAGAACAGCAACAGCTTATGCTGGATGGTGCTTCTGGGTTAGATAATATTATAGCTAGTCAGTCTTCTGCTATTGCCCTTTTTGAGTCTGTTAATATTTATGGCAAAGCAGTGAACCAAGCATTGAGATATTTGGGAATTGCTCCTATATCTAGTTTTACTACTTCTGACACTGGATACCATTCTTTAAAGATTATAACTGAAATTGATAATTTGATCCAATCAGAAGGATGGCACTATAACACTGAAAAAGGAATTACGCTATCACCTGACGTTAATGGCAAGATAGAGCCATCCAGCTTTACAACATATTCTGTTATAAACTTTGATGCTGACAAGTACGAAGATTTTAAGCATAATATAATTCTTCGTGGCATTTATTTGTATAATCTGTCGAAACAAACAGACGTTTTTACAGGTAATGTTAAAGGAGATGCAGTTCTTAAAATAGATTGGCAAGATATGCCCCCATTATTTCAACGCTACGTTGTAATTAGAACAGCCAAAGAACTCGCTGGAATCCTTGGTAAGCCTGAGTATATGCAACCCTTAGCTGTCGAGGAATCTAGGGCACGTATGGAAGCTATTCAGTATGATTCTGAGAACGCTGACTATAGTATGTTTGATACTTACGATGTAGCTAGGGTTTTGGACAGATCCACAGGCAATTCTTCTATAGCGTACTGATATGCCTAATATCATCGCTAACATACCAAACTTTGTAAGTGGGGTAAGCCAGCAACCTCGTACAATGAGGTTTCCCTCCCAGGCAGAGGAGTCTATTAATACGTACCCTTCAGTTGTGGAAGGGCTTACTAAACGTCCTCCAACCCAGCATATTAAAAGGCTTCTTACTCCGTCTACTCAAGCCTCTTCTTCTTCGTCTTCTCATTTTATTGATCGGAGTGAAACAGAAAAATATATTACTGAGATTCGGGATGGTAAGATTAGAGTCTGGGATTTAAATGGAAATGAAAAACTTGTTTATTATGGTGGTGCTGGAGCTTGGGATACAAGCACTCCTAGTACTACTGCTAGTTCTCCAGCTACAAGTTTTTTAACAGGATCAACAGATGATTTTAAAATGCTTACAATTGCTGATTACACGTTTGTTTTAAACAAAACAAGAGCACCTCAACTATCAACAGCAGTAAAAAATAATAGGCTATTTGGCCCTTCAATTACCAGTGTAACAAAGAATAGAAGGCAAAAAGTAGCTTTGGTGACGCTCAAGCAATTCGCAGAAAGAGCAACATTAAAAATTAGAATTGATACAAAACTAGCTGGTGGACACACAAGAAGTTGTCTTTACACCCATACCTCTGCTTTGTACGCAAAAACAAGCGATGGAACAGCGTACTCTCCAGATACGTCTGTACTACTAGAAAGATCAGATAATACTGGGGCTTCTTGGACTACACTTTATTCTGCTAACAATGATTTAAACGAATTGATGACAAATGCTGAAAAAATAACAGAAGGTTTTGCAAATTGGATGCGTCTTACAAAACCTTTTTACCCCTCAGAAGCAAGTGTTACAGGAACTGCTCAATCCTTAGATACTGCTACTGGAATCTCTGGATGGCAGGTAGTTCAGTCTGGCTCTACTCTTATGATCTGGAACACAAGCACATCCACTGCAAATGCAATTGGGTATGATGCTAATGGAGATCTTGATTGGAGCATTAGTGTTTCAGATAGTGCTTCAGGAGCTTTTTTAAATTTAAATTGGGAACAAGTACAATCTTTTGCTGAGTTACCTCGTCACGGAACATTGGATGTTTCTTATAAAGTTATTGGCTACCCCCAAGATACTGGAGATGAGTATTGGGTTAAGTTCGATATGCCTAACAATTACAATGCTTCAACAAATACCTTTATTGCTGTTAAAGGAGAAGGGCAGTGGAAAGAAACTCTTAAATATGGAGAAGTTTTTGAATACGACTCAAGTACGATGCCTTGGGTTCTCGTCCGACTTTCTAGCGGTAATTTTGCTTTTACAAGTCTGGACGGAACTTCAAGGAATTATGCTGGAGTCACTTATCAACCTCCTAAATGGACAGACAGAATTTGTGGAGATCTAGAAACAAATAAATTGCCTAGTTTTCTAAATTTGCAAGGAGTAACAACAAAGAAAATTAATGATATTTTCTTTTATAAAAATAGATTAGGGTTTCTTTCAGAAGAAAACATTATATTTTCGGAAGCTGGTAAATATTTTAATTTTTATAAGACAACAATGACGCAAAATTTGGATTCCGATCCAATTGATATTGCTTCTAGCTCGGTAAACGTGTCTAACTTAAATTATGCTATTCCATTTTTTGACAGATTGCTTTTATTTGCTGAAAATTCTCAATTCAGTTTGATTGGAACTGATAATCTTACTGCAAAAACAGCTTCTATTCAAATTACTACTAATTTTTCTGCGATACCTGAAGTTTCTCCTGTCCCCACAGGTAAAAATGTTTATTTTCCTTATTATAAAGACAACTATTCAGGGCTTAAAGAGTATTTTCTTAACCCAGAAAATGGGTATATGGACGCAAATGATATTACGTTAAATATACCTAAATATATTGAAGGTAAAATAGCTAAAATAACTGCGTCTGACACAGAAAACGTACTTGCAGTGTTGACTAAGAAAACTTTTGGTGATCCTTCTGTAAACAATGTTTTGTATATCTATAAATATTTAAACGTAGGGTCTGAAAGAGTCCAGGGAGCTTGGTCTAAGTTTTCTTTTGGTCCATCCGATAGAATTCTTAATATATTTTTCAAAAAGGAAAATTTGTATATTTTGATTGAAAGAAAAGAAGACTCGTATTCTCTATACTTAGAAAGAATTGATTTTCAATCTTTTCAATCAAAAGCTTACTTACCCTACACTCCTCGTATTGATCGAATGCTAACAATTTGGCCAGATAGCACTTATAATTTATCTGGAACAAGTATTAGTTATACTTCAGCTACAGACACCACTGCAATAACACTGCCTTTGAACTACGCATCTCAAACTCCAACAATAGTTGCTGGTGCTTCTCCAGAAGTAGACTCTTCTGTTAAATTTACTGGAAACGGAAATTCTTATTTATACTCTTCTAATTCAACGACTTTTTACAGATCTACGCTATCTTCTCATAATTTCACAATTAGCGGTTACTTTAAACCTAGTTCAACAAATAACCAAATTATTTTTGAATTAGATAAAGGAGTAAATGATAATTGGAAGTCTATACAACTTGCAATTACAAATGGTAAGCTTAGGTTTTTTAAGAAAACAGCAAATAACTTCGGGTGGACTACTGAAACTTCAAATAATGTTATTGTTGATTCGTGGAATTTCTTTGTGCTATCTAGTCTTTCATCTGGTGGAACTATATTTTATGGCCTCAAACTGAATAACGGAAGTTTAGGTCTTGGTACTCAGGGTACTACAGCACCTGCTTTAGATATACAATCATACTCGTTTTCTGATTTTAATGGAA